CTTGCAGATACAGCTTTAAACAATTTACTATTAATTGGTGTTACGGACATTGTTTACTCCTATTCGTAACTCACAGCTCTGTCTTGAGCAGCCATGATATAATCAAGAGTTGTCACCTGAGTTCCAGATGCAGTACCTGATACGCTCATAGCACATAATTTAAGATTTGCTGTTGGAATGTTTGTCTGTGATGCTCCCACTTCTTGTCTGTTGATGTAAAATCTAACAGTATCAGTTGTGGTCCCTTTTGTAGCTTTAAAACCTAAGGTTATAAAGGTGTCGTCAGCTAGGGTTGATTTTGTTGTATCAGAAAACGTTACAACAGTTGCAGTATCACTAGCTTCTGTGACACCAGAAATAACTGCGCTACCATCAGCTAACAAAAATCCAATAATGTTAGAAGACGCTAAGGCGTTCTCAGGGTTAGTTGCAAATGTTTCTGTTAATCCAACAAGAACATCCATTTGATCTGCATCAGATGTTTTAATTCTTGTTTCAAACCAAATGCTATCACCTGCTGTTGTAGGTAGAGAAAAGATCTCATGTTTACCTTGAATTGAAGCACCATCATTTTCTGTTGTTGCTGTAGATGTTAGAGCAATCTCACCACCAGTTGCATCTGCTACGATAGCGGCACTTGCTCCTGAGTCTTTGACGATTGTCCATTTTAATGTTGTGTCAACAGCACCTTCATAGAAATCATCCATGTAGGTGAATTGATCAGGCCACATAGATTGTTTAAGATTCTCAAGACTTGCTCTTGCTGATGAGAATAATAAAGGGCCTTTAAAGTGTGTTCCAGCCATATTAAACCTCCTTGGTTGTATAGACCATAACCATGCAGTCTCTATACCGTCTGCTAGCTCAGTGGTGCATGGTCGTTTTTGCTAGACTTTCAATATTGCATAAAAAAAGGGCGGAGTCAAAGACAACCGCCCTTAGTATTAGATATAGATCTGATTATGCACCAGGTGAACCGAATACACATCTAGGATCAGAGAAACCAAATGAGTATCTCTCTCTAGCTTTGTATCTTACATTACCTGTATCGAAATCACCTTCCATTGAAGTTCTAATTGGACTTCTTTGGAAAAGTTTAAATCCGTTAGGAATGTCGGTTTTAATGAAGAACGCATCTGGGTCTGTTAAGTAGTTGTTTACTGTGTAACCCTCAGGAATCATACCCATGTTTCTTGTTGCGTTTACATCATTGTCAGCAGTGCCAGGTCTGAATGCAGACTCTGTTAATCTGTCAGCAACGAATTGTAACTCAGAAGGAACAATAAGTTTTCTTCCTTGAGTAGAGATTAGTAAACCTCTCTCGTCCACAAATGCAGCAATATCGATTAGAGATTGCTCTAATGATGCTTCATTAAGGTCAGCAGCCACTGCAAGTTCATTTCTCAATGTACCTGAAACAAGTGGGTGTGCGTCAGAAAGAAGAGCAACACCGTCACCACCAGGGAAGTTGTTATCAAAACCGTTGTTTAAAACGTTTGCAGCTTTCACCTGTTTTGTGTTTGCCATGGAACGTGCAAGTGCTCTTGTGTATCTTGCTGAGATTCTGTCATAAAGATTATCTTCAACAGCTTCCTCAGTGATTGCAAAACCAAGTGCAATTGTTTCATGTGTGTAACGTGCTGTGAAAGTTTCTGTTGCATTATCATAGATAATTGATCCACCTTCACTCTTCGTTCTTGCATTACCAAATCCTGATAACATTACTTCTTCTTCGAATGCACGATCTGAAGTTTCTGTATCAAAAATTTCTGCATGTTGAGCGTCATAACGCCCGTACTCCAAGCCGAACAGAGCGTTCAAACCTGGCTCTAACTCTTTAACGAGTTGACTTCTAGATATAGCCATAGTTTAACCTCCTATATACCTGTAGTATCTCTAAACTGATGCTTATTAATTCTAACAAGAATGTTAGCGTTAGCAGCAGTATAGTCACTATTGTCAACATCAGTTGATAATGCGACAACAGCGAAGTTAGATGCACTGCTAGTTGCAAATGTATCACCATCAATAACAACGTTAGAAATACCTGATGTTGTATCTCCTACGCTATATGAAGCGATGTTACATGTTGAACCAACCTGTGCTACTCCAGCGTTTGCGTCATCTACTTTGACTTCAAACACCACATCTGGATCTGTGATTACGTTAGCAACGATATCACTTGCTACAATGGCGCCTGGATAGTGATTTGAAAAAGTTGGTTTAGACGTTGTTGGGTCTGTAAAAAAGCAACCATTAAAAATACCAATAAGTTCAGCACCAGCAGAAGATCCACGAGAAATTGATCCGTTTGCATTTAATACAACTGGATCACCTTGAAATATTGAATTGGTCTCGTTACTTGCAATTGTCAGCTCTTGTTGGCCTTGACCATTATAAGCTGCACCAAGCATTTGAACGGGACGAAATCCAAAGTTTCCTTGTTGATTTGCCATAGTTCATCTCCTTTGTATTTAAGTATCTTAGGATGGTTTCTTATTGCCACCACCAAAAGATACACGACTTTGCCTATCATTATTCATAGGCATACTAGGATGTTGCTCCCTCAAAGGATCTGTTTCCCAAGCTTCTGTCTGTTGATCAGTC